AATGCCCGTTACCGGGTTGCGGCCGTACACCGCATAGGCTGACCACGTTCGCAGTCGCACAATCCCTGCGGGCGTGGTCGGTCGCTCGGTCAAAGGATTGTGCAGGATGTCGGCGCTCTGGGAATATGTCAGGCAGATAGAACGTCAAGCTGATCTGCTGGAGTGTGCCCAAACCTACGACAGTATTTATTGCGCAGAAACGCCTGAATCCGCTCACGTCACCAGAGCCCCAGGCATCGAGCGCCGCAGGCATTGGACTCGACAGGACCGAAATCGGTTCCTGTACGAAGTCGAGTTTGAGGAAGCTCAAATGCGCGGGGCGGCGGTCGATGAAATCCTCGACCTAGCCACCCAGCGGCGGATGGGAACGCGGCTGGGCTGGTTTCTCAGGAAGTTTGATCGGCCCAAGCATTCTCTACGGCAGGCGTTTCATCCGGCGGCGCTTAACGAAGCCAGGCAGCTTGGCATCTACAATGTCGTTGCCCCCTTGCTTGTCGAGGCCACGAACGCGCACATGAACTTTTTGAAGGCGCACGATGAACCCGACCTATGGGATTGGAATGAAGTAACAAAGCGTCGCGACGGTGCGATCGCTAGTTTGAAGATGCACCTTCCGGCGCGATCGATCGACCTTGGCGCGCTAAAGTCGTTGCTGATCGATCAGCTCTTTAGTTCCTGCTGGGCAATTGCAAAATCGCTAGCCCAAGAAACGCACGACGGCCCGGAGGCCTTTGGGCGAATCCGGTCACATTGGTACACCCTGACGAAGGCATTGAATGAAGCAGGAGCGATTCGGCGGGCGCTGCCAGCGGCGCTGTCTGAGCCAATCGAAGCGATCGGTCGTATCGTAAACGAAGCTGCGGTGGGTCCCGCATATGAAGACGTTTGCCGCATGCTACGCGAGTCGAAGTTAGAAGAGCTTTCGCGCGACGGCCATCGGGCATATTGCAAGGAAACGCAAGCGCCTACCATCGGATGGGTAAATGAACTGCCAAACCAAAACTGTAGTGACATGAGCCGAACTAAAAGTATTGAGAAAGGTATAGAAGATATAGAAAAGCAAATACGTGTGATCGATGAGTCCATCGGCGACTTGGGCTACGGCGCCGGCGGCATCGACTTGGAGATCGATGGTATCACCGAAATCCTCCAGTGCGACATTATGGAGGATTGGCAAAGAATTGCCGGCACAACGTTCCCTGGCTTTTCGCGGGAAACGCTCTTAAAGGTTGCGGCTCGCTCAGGTATTTCGCACAGCGACGCCAAGGCGATGCATTGGGGAAAGATTTACATGACGGCGTTAAAGGTAATTCGCAATGAGAAACGACGACCGCTAATTCGCCGCATTCGTACCCTGGCAGAGCGCTTTCGGCGCATCACTACGACGACAGGTGACGGCAATCGGGAGGTTATTGCGGCATGCGCATGGGGCGGAAATCTCGCTACCAAGGCAAGCCAAATTGACGTTCTCCCAATCAAATTGCCGAAACCGCTGGGCGAACTAAGCGAGCAAGCCGACGACTTTACAACTACCTGGGTCGCACTCGTCGGATGGTTGGCGGAGGCATGGCCCAGCCATTTCCCGGCCGACCCTTCGCAGTTCGGACGGAATGATACGGCAAATAAGGAACGCGCTGTCAACAGCGTGCTTGGTTGGCGCGTTCGAGCAGAAAACTATGGCGAAGTTTGTGATACGCTCGCCGACTGGTGGAGCTCGGATCTCGATGTTGGACCGGCGAAGGTGGAAACTGACCCGCATGGGATAGTTCGAATCCAATCAAGCGGTCACAAAGTCTACGTCGTGAAGTATCCGGATCGAGATTCGGCGTTCGTTGCCAGATCGGTATCGCCGCTGACCCAATGTTCGCTCCCGCTTCCCATTGAGATACCTGGGGGTGACTCCATACTGACGATCACGTTAAGAAGGCAAGCGGATGACGTGCTCGAGACAGCACCGGGCAACCCAGCATCCTCCGCCGATTCAGCAGCGAGCGAGGTGGATATAGGTCATGTGCGGACAGATCCGCCAACTCGAGTTCCGCTCGTTTACATCGACCCACAGCGGGCTTGGATCACGCACAAGGGTACAAAACACCCTGTACCTCACAGCGTCGCTGAAGCCTTTCAGAGGATGATCGACGCGAAGGGTCAGCCGATCGGCATAGGCGATATCTTGCGGGAAAAGCCATCGCGTGCGATTCGAAAACTCCCGCAGGAACTTCGAGCCATCGTCTCGCAAGTTGGCAACAAAGGGTATCGCGTGACCGTCTTTGACTGATGCCCGATGCTTGCCCGACGTCGGGCAAAAATTGCCGGGATGTCAGGCATTCTATGGCTCTTTAATCTTCAAGTAATCGTATCCGATTGCTTGGAGATGTCTTCAGTGCCCAGTGTTCCCCAGCAGCGCAACCTGACGCCGCCGGAAATCGCCCGCCGCTACCGGGTCGGGACGAAGAAGGTGATCTCGTGGATCGCAACTGGCGAGTTAGCCGCTCTGAACCTCGCAAGCTCATCCAGCACACGTCCCAGATACAGCGTCACGCCTGAGGCTCTTGAGGAGTTCGAAGTAGCCCGCCGGGTAATTCCCGAGGCTGGACCAGTTCGCCGGCGACGACGCCGTCTACCCAGCGGCGTAAAGCAGTTCGTTTAGCACCGCGGTGTGGAGAGCGGCCATGATCGAAGAGCTGCATGCTGAAGCACACAAGTTACACCGGGCTGGACTCCCGATTACGCTCTGTCCGCCGGGGAGCAAAAAACCACTGGGCGACGGCTGGGATGCCAAACAAGACGGCAAGGCCTGGCAGAAGAAATCGTGGACATTGAAGGAGATAGACCGGGCATTCAAGGTGCGCGGCGAGCTAAATCCTGGCGTCCTCTACGGTCCGCGATCCGGCCTCGTGGACATTGAATACGACTCCGGGGACGGCGAAGCGGCGCTTGGCGCCTTGTTCGACGGCGACGTACCCGTGGCCCCGATGTTCCGGAGCAAACGAAGCCCGCACCGTATCGTCAAGTTCGACGACGACCTCAACAGAATCAACCGAGCCACCGTCCATTTTGGTGATCTGGAGATCAAGCTTGGCTGCAACGGATTGGCAGCGCACTCGCTTTGGCCGCCGGCTGTGACAGGCGGCACTCACCGCGCATGGGTTGGCGGACTCGCATACTACGAATGCGATCCGCCAGCCGTCTCTCAAGCGACCAAAGAGCGCTTGTTCGAACGGGCGCTGAGCGACTTTTGCAAGACGGCGGGGGAGGGAAGAGAAAAAAGTAGTAGTGGTACACAGAGACCACAGAAATTGCATGAGATATGTGTGTCTACTGCGCCTTCTGAGTTCTCTGTGTACCCATCCCCCAAAAAAATAAAACCCTCCCCCGCCATCCAAAAGGCCGTCGCGATGACTTTGCCGACCCGTAGCGGTATTCGTCATCGGTGCATTTTCAGTCTTGCCCGGCATCTCAAAGCCATCCCTGAGTTGGCAAACGCCGACGACGACAGCCTACGTCGAATTGTCGAGTGGTGGCACGAAGTCGCGCTGCCCGTAATCACTACCAAGGCCTTTGAGGAGACGTGGTTTGACTTCCGCAATGCCTGGCGGGCGGTCAAGTTCCCGGCCGGAAAGGAGCCTATCGCCATGATGTACGCAACAGCGATATCGCGGCCGATGCCGAAGTGTGCCGAGAAGTACGAACAGACTCAACTGCGTTGTCTCGTCGCGCTGTGTCGCGAATTGCAGCAAGAAGCAGGTGACGATCCGTTCTATCTTGCCGGTCGAATTGCCGCTGAACATATCGGAGTAGACCACAAGACGGCGGCGCGCTGGCTGAGGATGTTATGCATGGATGACGTACTGCGCTTACATGAGCGCGGTACGCGCCATAGTGCCAGCGAATATCACTATCTAGGCGACTGAAACTATGACCCTCGCACATCAAACAGAAGTACCTACCAGTAATAGATAAATGAGCGGCATCTTCAACGGCACTAGTTCGGTCATCTCTGTGGGCCAGAGCGTCGTCGGCACGGCCGATCTGGACTATGGGGTGCTGGTGTGCGCGTGGTTCAAACAATCTGCCGCGCCGTCCGGCACTCAGTCGATGTTTTCGGCCCACAACGCCCTGACCGGTGGTAATATCCGCACCATCCAACTCGCCACGCTCAGTACGCAGAAACTTTTTATCCGCCATCGCGGCAGCACGGCCAACGGAGACCTTACATCGACGAACATCTGGCCTACTTCAACGTGGGTCGCGGCAATGGGCGAGTTCATCGCAACGAACTCCCGCACTCTGCGATTCAATGACGAGGCGACGGACGCCAACTCGACGAGCACGGGCACCGGCGTCAACGCCGTCGAGACCCGGATCGGCTCCATTAACTCAGCATCCCAATTCTTCAGCGGCCGCATCGCCGAAGTCGGCGTTTGGGCGCTGACGAACCAGACGCATCGGGACGCGATCATTGCCGATTTTAAGGCTAGTAAGCGGCCGAACCTCTGTGCCCACAGCGAAAAGTTAGTTCTCTACCAGCCGCTCAAAAGCGGCGTCAATGAGGACGGTTGCGTTGGCCCCGCGATGACGGAAACCAATGTAACTTGGGACGCGGAGGACCACCCGATCGACTATGGCGGCTTCCAACCGTGGTACGTTCAACCTGAGTCAGGGAGGTTTGTCGGATGATTTATCGGAATGAAGCCGGGCAATTCATTCAATTCGGCTCGCTCGTGAAGCTGGCCGACGGGACACGGCTGACTTCGGGCGCGACCGTGCGCTGGAGCAAGGACGGTGCATGGAGCGATGGCGCCGGTACGCTCAGCGTTGATGATGCGGACCAATGGAAATACGCACCTACGACGGCGGAAACCAATTGCACACGTTTTGCCGCATCCGTTGACCACGCCGATGCAGTACAACCACTCACTACATCAGGGTTGACACTTCAGAGACCCGCCGTAGCTACCTTCCCATTCTTTTCCCAAATAGCGTTCACTGTAAGCCAAACTGAATTCGCGATTCTAGGCGGCGGGGACAATATCGCCGATTCTTGGGCCGGATGCACGATTGTGCTTTCTTCGATCGAGGGGACGGTCAAAGCTGTGCGAACTGTTCTGTCGAGCAGCGATGCCGGGGGAAATGTGATTCTTATAATCGACAGCGATCCCGGATTACTCGTGGATGCGGGCGCAGCAGTCGAGCTCTATCCGCCTGGATTCGCCTCGCACGATCGAGCAAAACTAGCATCTAACAAGGCAAAACTCGACACGCTGCATGACACTCGTCTGACCGCACAGCGGGGGGCGAATCTGGATTACCTCGATGCGCCCGTCACGAGTCGTCTGGCGCCCACGGTCGTCGGCCGCGCGCTTGACGTATCGGCTACTGGCGAAGCGGGCATCGATTGGGCGAACGTGGGCAGTCCTGCCGCAGCCGTCGCGCTGAACAATACACAAATCTATAAGGCCGCTCAGGTCGATTACTCCGTGCTCGCAGGTGCAGTCAACTCAATCAATAGCGACGGTATTACTGCGTCATCGATCGCCGACGGTTCATTTACCGCCTCCAAGTTCGCAGCCGGCGCTTTCGATGCGGTATGGACATCTAGCCTGCGAACGCTGACGAGTTTCGGCACGTTGACGATCGATATTTGGACGTATGGATCGCGCACACTGACAAGCCTGGGGAGCCAGTTCAGCGGAATCACGTCGCTCGCCAACTGGCTGCGAGCCGTTGCCCGAAAGGCCAACATCGACGCGACCACGATCAGTGAGATCAACGCTTCGACTGGCGCAGGCACGGGAACATATGACGCGACGACTGATTCGCAGGAAGCGATTCGTGATCAGGGAGACGCGGCGTGGATCACGAGCAGCGGCGGACTTGTAATTCCGGTCAACCAGGTTCCGGTGCCTCTGGTGCGCACATGGATATTGAAGCCATCGGATGAAGGGTTAGAAGGCGAATTGCCACTAGTTCGCACCGTCGGCGAGAACCAGACCTTCGCGGTAGACTTCCGCAACGATCTGCCGAACAACGGCCGGCTCGTGTCGCTCGACACCGCTACCGTCGTCAGCGGTCCAGAAAACGGTATCGAGATTAGCGCCGTCGAAGAAGATCGCGGCGTCGATCGATCTCAGGCAAAGTTCAAGATCAACCTGATCGCGGTCGGCACCTACGTTATCGCGGTGCAGGTCACTTACGAGGCGAGCGATGGCGGAGGCACTTCCGAAGGGAGCGTGACGCTTATCGTGCGTCCATCTTTGCAGACATGACGGCCATCGATAGGTACTTTTTTCCAACCCGGCCGTCGATACCACGCGGAAGAGCGGCCTACACGGACACAGTTTATTTAATTTCACGATGAAGATTCGCGACCGAATTAAGGACTTTCGCCGGGTGAAAGCCGCTGATTTGCGTCCAAACCCCCGCAACTGGCGGACTCATCCGCAGGCACAGCAGGATGCCCTGCGGGGCCTGCTCGCCGAGGTCGGGTACGCGGACGCCCTGCTGGCCCGCGAGCTACCGGATGGCAGCCTCGAACTGGTGGATGGGCACCTGCGGGCCGAGACCACCCCCGAACTGGAGGTGCCGGTCCTAGTGCTCGATGTGAACGAGCAGGAGGCGGAAAAGGTACTGGCGACGCTCGATCCGTTGGCCGCGATGGCGCGGGCGGATAAAGAGCGGCTGGATGCCCTGCTACAGCGGATCGACACCGGCAGCGAAGCGTTGCAGGAGATGCTCAACGAATTGGCCAAAGACAACGGCATCTACAAGATGCCGGAGGTGACCGAGGACGAGGTGCCGGCACCACCCGATGAAGCCACCACGCAAGCGGGCGACCTGTGGATATTGGGTGACCACCGGCTGCTCTGCGGGGATTCATCGCGGCCGGCGGACGTCGATCGGCTGCTGGACGGCGCCACGATCCAGTTGGTGAACACCGACCCGCCGTATAACGTCAAGGTCGAACCCCGTTCGAACAACGCCATCGCCGCCGGCCTATCGTCCTTTGAAGGCACACGGCATCACCAGGGCCTCGACCTCGCGCGGCACCCGGAGAAGGCCAAGCCCACGCAGAAGAAGCTGCGAGCAAAGGATCGCCCGCTGGCCAACGACTTCGTCTCGGAGGAAACATTCGACGAATTGCTCGGCGCCTGGTTCGGTAACATCGCCCGCGTGCTGGAGCCGGGTCGCGCGTTCTACATCTGGGGCGGCTATGCCAACTGCGCGAACTACCCGCCCGTGTTGAAGGCGTGCGACTTGTACTTTTCACAGGCGATCATCTGGGTGAAGGAGCACCCGGTGCTGACCCGCAAAGACTTCATGGGCAACCACGAGTGGTGCTTTTATGGTTGGCGCGACGGCGCCGCGCACGTTTTCCTCGGGCCCAACAACGCCGTGGATGTGTGGAGCGTCAAGAAGATCAACCCCAACAAGATGGTCCACCTTACCGAGAAGCCGGTCGAACTGGCCGTGCGGGCCATGCAGTACTCGTCGCGCCATGGGGAGAACGTGCTCGACCTGTTCGGCGGCAGCGGCTCAACGCTGATCGCCGCCGAACAAGCCGTCCGGCGTGCATTTTTGATGGAGCTCGACGCGCTCTACTGCGACGTGATCGTCGAACGCTGGGAGAAGTTCACCGGGCGGAAGGCTGAACGCATCGCCGCCAACGAGAAAACCCCGGCGCTTGCCGGGGTGGGGGATAAGGCATGAAGCAATGCGCGTCAGCCATTATGTGCCGCCGCTTCGCGGGCCATCGCCTCGTCGTGGGATCGTTGCAGTTCGATCTCCTCATGCGTGGCCGGACGGACGGTCACGATATTGATTGGCACGTCTTTGCCAAGTCGCTCCCGCAGGTCGACGTACAAATCGTGCAACGCAACTTGCCCAATGCGGCGGGCCTCGTCCTCGTTCGCCGCATCGACCAGCACATAGCGGGAAAGCGTGGCAACAAGATAGGTGGTCATTCCACGCGCGTTGCGAACGGCGTCATTCAGTGCCTCCCATTCAACGCGGGTGAGCATCTGATCCTCCCGCGCGCCAAGCACAGCCTCTGCCGCAACCAAAACATGTTCGAGTGCTTCGAGTCGTGTCACGTTCGATCTCCTGTTTCAGTTTATGGGGACCGTGACGATTCGGTACGAGCCGTCCGGCATCTCGTGGTTGAAGATGTGGGCAAAACTAACTCCGGCCTCTTCCAAATTGTCGAGGTCTGCTTTCGGAACGACCATCGGCTTGCCGCCGATCAAGACCGCTTCGCCTTGCCCGCTGGCGTCGGCCCATTGCAGGGCGTCGGTCATCGATTCGCATTCAATCGCTTGATACGTGACATCCATCGAATGTTCTCCTGGTTAGTTGGCCGGGCGAACCTAACGCCCGTTATGACACAGGAGCCATGCGGGCGGCAAAACATCAAGCGGGTCGGCCCGGAATCCGTCGGAATAGCCCGGAATTCGCCCGCTCCCCGCGACGCCGCGACGTTTGGCCCGTGTCGCCGCCTGGGCGTTGGGCCAATGGTTCGCCGAACCAACGAGAAAACGCCCCGACGTTCGCGACGTGGGGCGTTGGGCGGGAACCTGTGGCGGGCGCTACCTGTTGGCGGCGAACTTGCCGCGTTCGGTCTTCTTGAACCGGGCCTCCTTCCCCTTCTCGTTGATCTCCCGCAGGATCGCGCTGTAAAGCGTGCGGTCGGGCGTCTTACCGCCAGGCGTCTTCCAGAGACCTTTGGCGGCCATCGTGTCGATCATCTCCTTGGTGGTCATTGGATTCTTCGAATCCGCGAGCACCTTAGCGGCGGCGTCGAGCGCGCTGAGTTTCTTGGCTTTCGCCTTGCCGTTACCAGCAGCGGCGTTCGCCTTCGCCGGAGCGGCCTTCGTCGCTCGAGCCTTCTTCGTCCTCGCCCCCTTCGCACTGCGGTTGCCCTTGCGCGTCGCTGCCTTCTTCGTGGTTCTGCTCTTCGACATGGTACATCTCCTCATTCAAGCGTGCGATGGTTTGGCTGCCATCATCAGGCGGCGGGAACCACCCGCCGCGACGCGCCCGCGGCGCGTTTCGGCTTATTTGTCAGTTCCACCCAGGAAGGCGACCACCGACGACAGGCGGTTGTTTACCTCGTTGATGTCTCCCACGTGGCCCCAATGGATCGGGTACTCCTCGTTGCCTGGGGCCGGCATGTCGAACAACAGTTCGCGGATGCGTTCGAGGAGGTCTTGCGCTACCAAATGCGCGTTCTCGTAAGCCGCCTCTGCGGTGAGTTTTGGTTTCTTGTTGCGTGGCATGTTTGGGTCTCCTTGTTAGTTGCAGTCGCGGAGGTACGCCCGCAGTTCCTTCAGAGCCTGGCAGGCGTCGAGCGAATACTCGCGGCCCCATTCGGCCAGCGTTTCGACGGCGTCCCACGGCTCGTCGGCATCAACTTCGAAGGCGTCGTACCCGTTGCCGTCGGCGTCCGCGACGGTCATCAGCTCGTTCACGAATTCGATGTAGTGTTTCATGCGTTCGTCTCCTTGGCGGTTGTGATGGAATGCCCCCAGCGACAGTCACACAGGAGCCATCAAGTCGCGCCCGCATCAAGCGCGGTGTTGGCCAGCAGGAAAAGAATTCCCAGGATTTTTCAGCGGCCATTTAGGGAAGCCGAAATGGCCGGATTCGGGACACATCCCGGAGTTTGCGCAGGTGGGGCGGGCTGATGGTCGATCTTCTCGAGGCCCGTCGCAGGCACCGCGAGCAAGGACGGCTTCTTCGCGAAGCCGAGCGGACGGCCGGCATCACGCCTGGAGAAAAGCACCGCCAACTAATGGCCGAACGATCGCGTGAGGCAAGCCGCCAGAACGCGGAGGTCGGTCCGCCGCCGCCGCGCGACGAGCAGCTTTATCAACGTTATCGAAACGACCTGTACGTGTTTCTCTCCGAATGTTTCCCTGAATCCCTCGGCTTGAGCCCGTTGTCGCCGGACCACCACCGGATCATTGAGCGTCTACAGGAAGCAATCCTTCACGGCGGCCAGGAGCTAATCATCATGCCGCGCGGCTTCGCCAAATCGACCATTGTGGAAAGCACCGCGATCTGGGCGGGCGGCTACGGCCATCGTAGCTTCTTCGTGCCGCTTGCGGCCACGGACGAGATGGCAAAAGCCGCTCTCGATTCGCTTCAATACGAGTTCGAGACCAACGAAGCCCTGATGCTGATCTTTCCGGAGGCCTGCCACGCCGCCCGGGCGCTGGAGGGCGTGCCGCAGCGGGCCGGTAAACAGACGATTGACGGTCGCCTCACCCGCATCGAATGGAGCTGCCAGCGGTGCGTACTGCCCACGGTAAATGGCTTCCCCGGCAGCGGCGCGATCATCTGGCCGCGATCCATCGTTGCGAAGGGGCTTCGCGGAACTCGCTTCAAGCGGCCGGACGGAAAGCAGGCGCGGCCGGACTTTATCATGGCTGACGATCTGCAAACGGATGAAAGTGCCGAGAGCGCGGCGCAAACACGAAAGCGGTTCAACATACTCAATCGCACCGTGCTGAGGATGGGCGGGCACACTAGCCGGCTGGCGATTGCTCTTGTTGGAACGATCATCGAGCCGGACGACTTGGTGGACCAGCTCTCTGACCACGACAAGCACCCTGCCTGGCGCTCGATCAAGGTTCCTATGCTGAAGGCCCTGCCGGCGGCGCTTGACGAATGGCTGGGGCCGTATGCGGAAACCCGCATGGGGTACAACCCCGACGACGACCAGGACAAGTCTCGTGCCGAGCGTGAGGCCAACGATTACTACGTCGCCCATCGCGCCCGGTTGGACGCGGGTGCCGTGGCGACGTGGGAAAGCTGCTACGACACAGAGCACGAGCTCTCAGCGATCCAGCATGCCATGAATATCTGGATCGACTCCGGGGAAGACGCGTTCATGGCCGAGTGCCAGAACACGCCGATCCGCGAGGCGACTTCCCTTGAGCTGCTCTCGGCCGAGCAAATCTGCCGCAAGCAATCGGCATTTCCTCGAGGTTGCTTCCCCGCCGAATGCACGACGCTTACCGCATTCGTGGACGTGCATCCGTCGATCTACTACTGCGAAATCTGGGCATGGGAGCCGAACTTCACTGGCTACATGATCGATAGCTTCACACTACCGGACCAAAAGCGGAAGTATTTCTCGCACCGGAAGCACCCACGTCGGCTGAAACAGCTTTATGCGCGGATGGACAGTGAAGCGACTGCAACAGCAGCGCTGAACGCTTTGCTGCACGGCGACGAGGACAAAGGTATTTCCGGGTTGATGCAGCGCGAGTGGACGCGCCACGACGGAGTGCTCCTTCGTATCCGTTGCTGTTTGGTGGACGCCAATGGAGAACTACGCGATGTCGTCGTGCGCGTGCTGAGCCGCTCGCCGTTCGCGGCCAGTTTGCATCCGTCCTTCGGCAAAGGCATCGGCGCCAAAGACAAGCCAATGTCGTCTTGGCCCAATACGAAGAAGCAGCGCAACGTCGGTCCGGAGTGGCTGGTAACCAAGGGCCGCCCTGGCGAGGTGCCGGGCATCCAGTTCGACACGAACTATTGGAAAATGAGATTCCACCGGGCGATGGCGCTGCCCGACGGGAGCCAAGGCGCACTCTATCTCCACAAGACGCCGCCAAATGACCACCGTCTCGCGGCGGACCATTACCTTTCGGAGAATCCGACTGAAGTCACCGTCGGCAGCCGCACGGTGCATGAGTTCAAGATCAAGCCGAACGCCGACAACCATCGGCTGGACTGCGCGGTTGGCAATATGGTCGCCGCCTCTCGGTGCGGAATCACCAACGTCAAATTCAATCCATTGCGCAAATCGCGCAGTCGTAGGAGGACCATTTATTATGGCTAACCGCAAGTCGCCGGGCCGGCCGCCCGGCTCACGGAATAGAGAATACGCAAACGCCGTTGAAATCCCAGCATATTGCATAAAGTGCGGATCAACCAAACTTCGTCGCGTGAAAGGTTCCAAGATTATCGAGCGAAACCTCGCCGGCACCCTGGCCAATGGCTTTAAGTTCCGCGCCGTCCGCTGGTCGCGTGAGCGTTGCGAGTGCGGACAAATGCTGAACGTCCGAACGTACCTCCCGGCACTTGCGGACGACAGTATTGCTGATTGACACGAAGCTGCTGTCAGACCTGCATGACACGATATGTTCAAGCCGTATTTCAGGGCGTTTTTGCGCGGCAACGATGGACGCTGGGTGCTATGTGAAGTAATGAGGCGAGGCGGTGGGTGGTGGTGAGGGGCCGAAAAACCACGTCCAGAAAATTCGTTAGACACCCTCTTGCAATTCTATCGCAGGGCGATAGAATTAGCTGCTGACAGGCAGCATATCATCGCAAGGGCAGAGGAATGACCCTCTCTGGCAAAGGTCGAAAGCCATCAAAAGTGGTCGGGGATAGCTTCCGCCACAAGGTTGCTGATCGTATTCGTTCGCGACGGCTCGAATTACAAATGCGCGCTGAAGATGCGGCAGATCAAGTAGCCGTGTTGATCGGAAAGCCCGTCAGCGTTCAAACATGGTATCACTGGGAGAAAGCCGAGCATCCCTTCGATATCGACATTCTGCCGGCAATAGCAAAGGTGCTGCAATGGCAACCGAAACAGCTCCTCGAAAGTTAAAGCCAAAACCGACAGCCGTCGCAACTACCACTGAGGATCGCTACGTGATCGCTCCAGTCGAAGTCGGCGCAGGCGGATTCGGCAAAGTGCATTTGGGCGAAGACCGAATACTTCAACGAAAAATTGCGGTCAAGACGATCAATCCCGATTGGGGGAAGGCTACGGACGAAGACAAGGAAAGATTCCGGCGTGAGGCCCGAACGCTTGCACAGCTCAACCACCCGCATATCCCCGCTATCTACGACGTAGTTTTGCGGGAGGGAAAATTCGAGATCATCTTTCAGTTTGCTGAGGGAACCACGCTTCGGGCAATTATTGAGAGCGGCGGCACAACGTTTCAGGACTGCCGAATATGGTTTAGCCAGATTGCTTCTGCTTTGGAACATGCGCACGAAAAAAAGATTATTCATCGTGATGTCAAACCTGAAAACATGATTGTGTCGCCAGACAAGAAACACTGCTATCTGGTCGATTTTGGCATTGCACTTTCCAAGGAAGAAATGACACGCTTGACAGGATCAGATAATTGGATCGGCACGCCGGGCTATATGTCTCCCGAACAAGAGGATGGCAAAGAGGTCGATAGTAGCGACGATCTTTTTGTACTAGCGGGGTGCCTGTACGAAGCACTTTGTGGCCATCGGATCCAACAAGGCGACTATCAGCCGCTTAACGCGATCAATGAGTTAATTCCTCCCGCAATTGACAGTTTGATTCTAAGATGCATCGCTCCTAAGCCTCAACGCCTAAAGTCGGCAGCCGAATTTCGCGACCTGCTAAGAAGCGCAGCGCATGGGCACAGAACGTTGTCCGACATTCTAGTAAACGGTCAGCTATACGAAATTGCCGCAGCAATTCGGGACATGTCTCCTGCTGAGTTCATGGAAATGAAAATGGGGCAACGGCTGCTTGTCTTGCAAAAATGTCATAGCATTATTGCGAGCGAGAATCCCAATCTCGAAGCCGCGCGAATTGAGTTCCTGACCACGATGACGGGCCTTGGAATATACTTGGAGCAAGATCAGTATCTTCGGGTAATTAAGCCCGCGATTAGATTCGGTTTCGGATACCTTGCGGGCGATGGCTCGCCCGCCGCAAAGGGTAATTTCCGAGTTCGGGAGGCAATTGCGGACGCAGCGCGTCAAGTTACAACAGACAACCACCATGCCATAGTTGAAGCTTTGCTTGAATGGCTTGAGGGCATCGATATCAAAATCCAGAGAAACTGGTTCTACCACTCCGTCCGTCAATTGCTTAATTCGCTGTTAGCGAATCCATCTTGCTCCGACAGCGACGCATCGCGATTAGCCGAGAAGCTGGCAATCGTGGATGATTTGCACTTTGGTCACAGCCACGATGCAGACCAAAAGTACGCCGAAGAACTGGTTGGTCGCTAGATTGGCGGCATGCTACAGGCCGGGGTGGTCAGAAGCGACCACCCCGGCAAACTTATCTTGCTTTGGTGAGCGCCTCGCATCTTGGTGGCGCAGCAGACTTATCCGTTAATGCTTCTTCCCGGCCAAAATTAAAATGCCGCATGCATTAACCGCAACCAAAATTCTGTGGAATCGACAACGACTTCTGTAACAATTGAACTAGCGGCTTGATCCACCGCATTCAGAAGCCCGTGCCGGGGCGGCACCCCCTGCGCGGGCTTTGTTCGTGTCGGAACAGCAAGACTACCGTCGCGAAATCCAGCAGCTCGAAGCGCTGATCAACAGCGCGTCGACGTCCGTCAGCACCGACGGCCTCTCGACTAGCTTCGACCTCGACAAGGCGCGCAAGCGTTTGGCCGAGCTGCGGCGTTTGCAGGGCGACCTGCGTCTCGTGCGGCCCAAAGTAGCATCACTCAATCTCGGAGGGGCGTGGTGATGCCGAACCTGCTGCGACGATTCACCGGCCGCTTTTCGCGCGGTTACGACGCGACCGAGGACCGCGGTCGGCGCCGGCCTCCGCCCACCACCACGAGCCACGAAGACGTTCACGCCGACGAGCGACGGCGACGAATCCTCTCGGCCAGTTCCCGCGACCTCGCGCGCAACTTCGCCATCGCGGCCTGGGCAATCAGAAAACACATCGATTTCGTGGCGGACTTCTCGTTCCAGGGTAAGACGCCCGACCAGAAGTACAACGCCTACCTGGAGGCCTGGTGGAAAGAGAAGTGTAAGCGCCACAACTTCGACATCGCCCATCGTCATCCCCACCGCCGTGCAGTGCGTCTCGCGGAAGCAGGGCGCACGGTCGATGGCGACGTGGGCTGGCTCAAGATCGCACCGCCGACCGGCAACGCCAACCGCGGTAAGGTGCAGGCCATCGAAGCAGATCGGATCGCGATTCCCCGTGGCGACCTTCCCCGCAACTCTAAGCCGGAAGAGTGGATCAACGGCGTCCGCGTCGATCTCGATACCGGACGCGCACTTGCCTACGGCATTTGCCGTCGTGTCGGCAATACGCGGAAGGAACTTCAGCGGATCGTGCCAGCGCGCCACATCATCATGCACGCCGCCTACGAGTTCCGCTACGACCAAGTCCGCGGCATCTCACCCATTGCCAGCGCGCTCAACTGGTTCCGCGACACCTATGAAGGATTCGACTACGCGCTAGCGAAGATGAAAGTGAACCAGCTATTCGGCCTCCAAGTGCTGACCGAGATCGGCGACGGCGGACCGTTCACCGGCCCCGGCACGGCCCAGTACACCGAGGACACCGACGACGACGGCGTTAAAGACAGTGCTCCACGCATCGACCTCAAGCAAGGGCCGTTCGTGACTGAATTGGACCCCGGCGAAAAAATCGAAGTGGTCGAGTCGAAGACTCCCAGCTCCGAGACCGTGGCGTTCCTGAAGTTGATGGTACACATTTCGCTACGGGCACTCGACATTCCGTTTAGCTTCTTCGACGAGTCCTTCACGAACTTCTACGGATCGCGTGGTGGGCTGATTCAGTATCTCCACGCCTGCGACAGCAAGGTGAAGGATCTGCAAGAGTTCCAGGACGAGCACTTCAAATGGCGCGCTGGCCTGGCAGTGGAGGACGGCGAACTCGAGCTGCCCAGCGGCCGCGACTTCGACTATTTGGCTTGGGAGTTCGTGCCCGGCGGAGTGCCGTGGTGGGACCCGGCCAAGGAGGCCCGCGGGCAGGCGATGGGTATCGCAATGGGGGCCACGAGCCCGCAGCGCGTCTGCCGTGAAATGGGCACGCGCTTCGAGGAGAACATCGACGAGATCGCTGCCGCGATGGAGTACGCCAAGAGCAAAGGTGTTTCCCTGCACTTCGCTGATAGCTCAGCGTTTCGTCCGGAAATCACGGTAGGAGCCGAAGAGTAATCATGCCCAACGCCGTGCTATCCAATCCGCCAACCTATTTGCGGGCACCGACCAGCCGTGGTGGCTCACCGCGCGTCGAGCGCCGCGGCGGCTATCACAGCGCGGGCATTATCCGAGGCGTAAGTGTGATCACCCAGGGCGAAGCGCTCGGCCATGATCTGTGGATCGACGATACGATGCTCGAGCAGGTCCACGACGCGATCAACATGCGCAACAAAGGTGTGAAAAGTCGCTTCACCCACCCGACTCTTAGCGGCGATGGCCTCGGTAAGCATGTCGGCCGCATTATGGATGCCGAGTTGGCGGACGACGGCCGGCAAGTCCTGGCCGATCAGCACTTTGCCCAATCCGCCCACCACACGCCCGATGGCGACCTCGCCGGCTACCTGATGGACCTCGCCGACGAAGACCCTGAAGCCTATGGGCTGTCCATCGTGTTTGCGCTCGACAAGGGGGAGATGAAGCGCTTTGAGAGCGAGCATACAGACGAGAACGGCCGCTTCCTAAGCCCCGAACCGCTCAATGTAAACAACTACCCACACGCCCGCTTGTCGGAGCTACGGGCCGTCGATGCCGTGGATGAGCCGGCAGCCAATCCGAACGGCCTCTTTCATCGCGAGCAGGACATCGTAAGCGAAGCGGACGCCCTCGCCGCATTCGCCCTCGGCCTTACCAGCGAACAACCAGAGGCCATAGCCCTCGGTCTCGATCCCCAACGTGTACGCGGCTTCGCCGCCCGATTCTTGAACCAACACAAACTGGAGGTGCGCCCGATGGCTGCCGACGATACCAAACCCGCCGAAGAGACCACGACCGAGCCGGACGCCAACGATCCCAAGCCCTCAGAATCGGCGACGACCGAATCAGAAACGCCGTCCGCCGCTGGGGACCGCAGCGAGGCGGCCCGTTTTCGTGAGGCCTTTGGTGATCGCGGCGCTGTGTGGTTCGCCGAGGGGCTCACCTTCGAACAGGCGCGCGACCGCGAGCGCGACGAGTTGCGGAAGCAAGTCGCGGAACTGACCAAGAAGCTCGCCGCCGTACCAGCCGGGGAGCTGTCGCCCGTGGGATTCGACCCGCGCGATGAGAACCGAGCGCGAAGCGGTTTCGCGTCGAAAATCCGTATCAGGTAAACGCCGACAAAGGCACACACAATTTGGAGCCGCGCGTTCATTCGCGCGGTTCGCCATTCGGAGCTGAACGCGGGAGTCATGACCCGTTAGAAGGCTCAACACTTCGCTGCCCGTTGAGGGGCCGCGCGGATGACCGTGCGGCTCCTCCACTATGCGAGGTGTTGAACAATGGCTGACTCCTTTTTGGCAATGGCTGATCTGGTCGCCGACGCGCTCGATCTGTCGGACGCCGAAGTAACCGACCTGGTGCAAGCCGTGCCGCTTGTCGAGATGCTCCCCATGGAGCGCAGCAGCAACGGTGAAACGCACAAGTACACCAAGGAGACTGGGGCACCCACAGTCGGTTTTCGCGCTCCCAATACCGGTCGCGAGTTCTCGAAGTCCGCCGATACGGTCGTCACCGTCACATTGAAGGTGCTCGATTTCTCGTGGGCTGTGGACAAGGCCGTCGCCGACATCTGGCGCAAGGGCGGCCGGGAGGCGCTGATCGCCCGCGAAGGTCTCCGCCATTTGAAGGCTGCCCTGGTGAAGTACGAGAAGCAGCTCATCTACGGCACGAACGCCACGCACGGCGACACGGCCGGGTTCACCGGCATGGTGAACGCATCGACGGTCGATGGTCTGGCCGACCCGATGGTTGTGAATGCGGGCGGCACGACGGCCAACACCGCATCTAGCGTGTGGGCGATTGCACTCGGCCCCAACGATGTACTGGGCGTCGTCAACGGCGACGGAGAATTCGATCTCGGCGAGACCACAGTCCAGAATTTCCAGGACGGCACTGGCAAGCATTACCCGGCGTACTACACGCCGGCGACGACCTGGCTGGGCTTGCAGGTCGGTTCGGCCCATAGCATGGGTCGGATCGTCAACCTCACCGAGGACAGCGGCAAGGGACTCACGGATGATCTAATCGCCGAACTGCTGTCACGGTTTCCGATTACGCACCGGCCGACGGCGCTCTTCATGAACCGCCGCAGCCTGAAGCAATTGCAGCAATCGCGCACTGCGACCAACGCGACCGGCGCCCCGGCACCGTTCCCTTCGGAGTCGTTTGGCGTGCCGATCACCACCGTGGAGTCGATCGTCAACACCGAAGCGCTCGTTACTTGATGGCTAGTCTGCTCGCCTCATCCGTTGCTGTTCTGTCGGGCGGCCTGAAATCGGCCGCCGGGGAGAGCACCACGTATCGGCGCGGCAACGACTCGATCGACGGCGCCGTTGGCGTGCCGGTCCGCGTGCGCCACGAGGAGTACGTCGCAGACGATGACGTGAATCTCACCGCGCGAGAACGCGACTGGATTTACTGGGCTGAGGATTTGGCCAAAGACGGCCAGCGATGGGAGCCGCAGCGTGGCGACGAAATCGACTGGATCGATCCATTGGGCGTAAAGCGAACCTATCAAGTGCTTCCTCGCGCCGGGGACCGCTGCTATCGGCACACGGACACCACGATGCAGCAGTTGCGAGTCTACACCGTCGAAACGTTAACTAACCCCGAATAGCCATGACGAGCGACGAGATTGCCGACCGCATGGTGGAACACCTCAACGCACTGGAGGAGCCGCTGATCGCGTTTCAGGCGGTAAACCCGCCAGAGATTGGCGAGGCCGACAAGGAGCGCAGCGATTACGCCGTGTTCGTTATTCCGAACGCCGAAAGGGAAACGCCGTTCGACCGCGGCGACACATGCGACGAGCGCCGCGTACTGAGCATCATCGTCAACGGCCCGATCCGCGGCAACGTGACCAAGCGAATCGCCATGCAGTTCGGTGAGCAGCTCCGGCGGTCGTTGCGGGAGACTGAATTCGAGGGCTACCGCTGGGCTGGCAACGAAACGACGACACTCGTCGATTACGCCGCATTAAAGACTAAGAACCAGTTCCTGTCCCGATTCGACGCCGAGTATTTCGCGCTGCAATGAGCCAGGCCATTACGACAAAGGTGGAACTGTACGCCGACCGCGTGCAGAGACGGGTCGCCGCGAAAAAGCGTCGCGTGCTATTCAAACAGGGCGCGTACCTGCGCACGACGATGCAGCGATCTATGCGGTACAGGAAAGCGGCATCCAAGCCGGGCGAACCGCCCAGCGCGCACCGGGAAACCGGCGCTCACTTGCGGCAGCGCATCCGATTTGACGTGGACCTCGGCGCGGAGTCGGTCGTCTGCGGTCCAGATTTGAAACCGGACAGCAAAGTTCTTTCTCTCAAACCATTGCCGCAACTTCTCAACGAAGGGGGCGTGATCGAGGGTATCGGCGGCGAGCCGGTTAACATCGCCAGCCGCCCCTTTGTCGATTCGGTGTTCTCCGACGGCGGCAAGAAGTTTCGCGAGCTAATCGAGAAGGAGCAGCTATGACCCAGGAGGAAGCCAAGGCCGCCCTCTTGCTCGGGGCGCAGAACACGACGAGCGAGTACATCACCATCCAGCGCGAGACGCTCCTGATTGCGCTCGGCGCACAACCAAACCGCGAGGAACCTGGCGATGGCGAAGGATTATAAACGTGGGGCGGACTATCGCCTGTATCTCAATACCGGTGCGTATGCCTCACCGAGCTGGGTGCTGATCAAGGCATGCGGCGACATCGACGTGGCCAGCAATCCGGATGACGTCCAGGTTCCGGAGCGAAATGGGCCGACAGGCCATCTCCACGGCGAGGACGATCCGGCGATCACGTTCACACTGTTCGAGGACGCCGGAGACTCGAACGTCGAGACGCTCATCGCCGCGATCTTCGACGGCAGCATGAAACATATCGCGGTCACCCGCGGTGACATCGCCACGAGCGGCACAAAGTACTGGCACCTGGAGGCGTGCTTGATGGGCGTCAACCTGGGCGCGGCGCGCGGCGATCCGGCACAGTACGACGTGGAAGCCCGGCGGCACGCGAACAGCGACAATCCGATGGTGAGGGCGACGGCTGCATGACGGGCACAGCAACATTCACCGATACGGCTGGCCGCGAATGGCATCTGGCGCTGGATTACCAGAAGCTCCGTGCAATCCGCTCGGCGACCGGGCTCGACTTTGGAGAAACGGAGCGCGTCGCCGAGCATTGGAGCAGGATTCTGGCAAGCGACACGGTGGCGCTGGACGTCATTTGGATCGCGCTCGCGGATCGCACCGCGGGCGTATCGCAAGACCAGTGGCTTTCAGCGATGGACGGCCAGCGATTGGAGGCGGCACGGGAAGCCCTGCTGGCGGCAATCATAAATTTTACCCCGCCCCTGAAGAAGGGGATGGTCGAGGAGGGAGCCGTCGTGGTGATGAAGCGGTACAAGGAGGCGATCCAGCAGGCCGAGGCGACGATTCGCGAGCTGACGGAGGCGACGACGAAAGCGGCCCTCGATCGGCTTGGGATTGCGCCGCCCAGTGCGCCGGCATCATCGGCTATTTCGACGAACGCTGGAGCTTGAGACAAGCCCTGGATGCCGTTAAAGCGCGACGACGCGAGGATTGGGACCGTCTCGCCTGGGGGCTGCTGTGGGTCGTCAACCGAATGCCGAACTTCGGCAAGCGTCCGCGGCCCCCGGTTCGCTTCCACCAGCTCAACCCAATGACGCGACTTTACGCCGCCGGCCGCCGGTCTGGTTTGTCCGATGATGCGTTGGAACTTGCGCTGGACCGCATGACGGAGATGAATCAATGATCGGCGCGGGCGGCATCAAAGCGGGCAAAGCGTTTGTCGAATTCGTGCTCGACGATAAACGCATGACGTCCGGCCTCGATTCGCTGGCCGGGAAGATGCGGCGCTTCGGCACGATCGGCAGCGCCGTCTCCGGTCCGATCGTCGCCGGTTTCGCCGCCGCAGCCGTGCAATTCTCGAAGACAGGCGATGAGTTCGACAAAATGCGCGGGCGACTCGGCGAATCGGTCGAGGAGCTCTCGAGCCTTGCATTCGCCGCCGAGCGTTCTGGCAGCAGCAGTGAGACCCTCGAACGCGGCATGGCCCGGCTCAATAAGAACATCCGCGACGCCGCGGTCCACGGACTGGAATCAGCACGGCGCGGATTTGACGCGCTCGGACTGAGCGTCGAGGAATTCCAAAATCTGTCGCCAGCCGAGCGCTTCCGTCGCGTGGCTGAGGCAATCTCTGGCCTCAGTAGTGATACTGAAAAGGCTGCCATCGCCGAAGAATTATTCGGCAAAGCCGGCCGGGAGCTCGTACCGCTGCTCAACGAAGGTGCGACCGGCATCGCCGCGCTGCAAGCGGAAGCGAAGCGTCTCGGTTTGACGCTCACCAACGAGGATGCCGCCGCCGCCGCGCAGCTAAACGACGCGCTTGGTGATCTCTGGAGCCAAGTAAAGGCCGTCAGCTTGCAGGTGGGAGCCGCCATCGCCGGGCCGCTCACCGAATTCGTGAAGTGGGCGTCGGAGATCCTGGCCTGGGTCATCGCTTTCATTCGCGAGAACCCCAATCTCGTCCGGGCGATCGCCGCGATTGCGACGGGCATCGCCGCCGCGAGCGCCGCAGCCGTGACATTTGGGATCGTGCTGGCCATCATCAGCGCCCATCCGATCATCTCGGCGCTTACGGCGATCTCGGCACTGGTCCTGGGACTCGCTGCCTACTTCGGGTTTGCCAGCGACGGCGCAAAGGATTTCAGCAAGCAACTGGACAAGGTGACAGCCCCAACTGGAGCGAAGCCCGCCGTCGAAGCCGCTCGCAGGCAGCAGGCGGCTCAGGTTCAACGCGAGCTCGAGGCGGCGCTGGCTGCCAACCGAAGCGTACCGGCGGAGCGGGCGTCGCGGGAATCAGCAAGCCTTATTTCGGAAGGCATGGACGAAGTCGTCAAGTGGACTCGGGCCACGGCCGAAGGCGTCGAGCGGTTGATTACCGTCGCCCAGCAGAGTGGCTTCCTTGCGGGAGCTAGTTGATGGCGACCCGCACCAAAATCGGCAGGCTCGATGGTTCGCTCGACGGCGTGCAGCTGTCGGTCAAGGCGTGGGACGACGCCGGCGGAACGCTCAACGAAGCGACCGCCTTGGCAGCCGCCGACGCCGCAATCCCGCTTACGCTGTTCGGCGGCCTCTTTCCCACGGGCAGTGTCAGCGTCAAACAGGAAAGCCGCAGCGCCTACGAGTTTCGTTACACCTATCAGCCGCCCGAACTGCAAGAGCCGGACCCGCCGGAGCCGCCGCCGACCGGCTCCCTGGTGCGGCGGGCCAATTGCAACACGAAATCTAAAACGCTCAGCCGTTATGTGTCGCCAGTCGGCGTGTTCACCAGCGTAGGAGACCAGACCACATACTACGCGGATCAAAAATGGTCCCCGAAGAAACCGGGCCCGGACACCGAGCAAGGGCAACACGGCGACGTCACGGTTGAGCCGCTCGCCGAAAGCCGGACGCTCGATTACTACGTCCCCAATGCGAACGTGACCGAGGCCTACGTCGATGCGGTCGAGAACCTCGTCATTCGCGGCGCATTCAACGACGACACCTTCTTCGGCAAGCCGGCGGCGACGGTGCAGATCGTCCGCTTCTCGGTGCAGGAGCGCAGCGCCAACGATTGGGAATTGAGCTTCGGCTTCGGTCATCGCGCCGTTGAGATGAACGTCTCGGTCGCGGACGGCATTGTGATTCCCACGTTGCGGCCTTGCGACCATTACTACGTGATCGAGCGCCCTGTATTTCCGAGCGGCAGCGATGTGGTGCAGCAGCGCGCCGTGGCGGTGGTGGTCGGCCAGGCGTGGCCGCTCATGTCTTTCGGCGTACTTGACCTGCCCAACCAATGAGCGACCTCAAGAAAATCTTCGTCGGCCAAAAGTTCAAGAAGTTCCCGGCACACACCTGGAACAAGCTTCTCGCCGGCGAGCTGCGCGACCGCGGCCGTCGAAGTCCGCCTGACATCAAGACCGGCTCGCCGCATTCACCTGTCGTCGTGCGGCTGCACTGGGATGGCGGTAGCGGCATCGGCGCTGGCCGCGTGGTTAAGCTGTCGACGCCATTTGCGGTGCCTGGCACGGACGAAATCGGAGTCTCTGCGGGACTCGGGTTCGGGTGTTCTGCGTTCGCCGCAAACGAGCCGCTAAAGCGCTATGCGATCACGCTTGGTCCGATCGATGGCGGCGGGGAAGGCGTCGGCTACGGCGTCATCCCCGAGGCGTGGTGGGCGCTGGTTAACGTGCTCGACACGGACCACGAGTACGCCCAAGTGCCCGCCGTTGGCGGCGACCTGTTGGAGAGTGTGGCGCACGGGGAGCTGCCAATCGTATGGAAACCGAATCAAACTGGCGAGCGGTGGTGCATCGTGCAGCTACTCACTGGGAGTTATCAGCTCATTCGCGGCACTGCGGTAACGGCCGTTACGCCAGTCAATGCGGCATTTCAGATTCAGGCCGTCACCGAGTTCGAGGAACATGCAGTTGCCCCCACTGCGCCGGTCTGGGTCGCCGCGCCACCGGGAGGCACGACGCTCAGCGAAGGCGACTACGTGTGGGCGGCATACCATCGTGCGTTTACAACGCATGACCCTGGCGGAGGCCCCGTCGATGTCGATTGGGTCATGATCCCAACGGCAGAAAGCCAATCAACTCCACCGCTGCGCCGTTTCGCGATCACCAGCGGCAAGTTCAGCACGACGCCCAGCGTAACTGCCAACTGGCTCGACTTCGCAGACAATCCCGTCGGCGACCCGGTTGTTATTGACGACCCGCATCTTCTCTTTGCCGGGCAAGACGCGAACTACATCAGCGGCGAGGCCGGCTTTCGCGGAGTGGCGCTGCAACGATCAGATCTGGCCGAGGAAGATCCTGAGCCCGCACGCTGGGAAATGGTCGCGATGGAGGGATTTGCGCGGTGGATCACAGCCACATATGAGTCGGCCATCAGTGGCGATTCCGACGAGCGGAAAACCCAAGACTGGTTCCGTTTCACGGGCGTTTACGCGACGCGCGACCAGTGGAACCGCAAGCCGCCGCAATTGGTGGGAAGCCCGATTCGTTGGTATGACGATATCGAAGACCCGCTCGTCGAGCCGATCGTCGGCGACACCGTGTTAATGATGCTTGTCGATGCCGATGGCTTTCCGAATCCAGTACCGTCGGAATGGGAAGATCAGCCGTGGTCGCCCCTCTATGTGCCAGTTGCCGTGTTCGATCGCACTGCGGTTGTGCAGGTTCGCAGTGACAATGCGAACGATCCGGCAGGCATGCCTGTCCAGAAAGCACCAGATGTCTTTCCCGGCAAGCGGGCCAATACGGTCGGCATCGTGCCAGTTGATAATAACGCCACAAGCGCTTGTTGGATTACTGATTTGTCGGGAGCGGCCAGGCTACCCAATAAGGCGTTCTATCTGGCCCGGCTGAATGGCGTTTTCAATCCGGACGTGGGCGGTGGTGGTGAGGAACGGCCTGTCTATGTGATTGAAAAGCCCGGCGTGCGGTTCGTGCAGGGACAGACAACCGCTGTCGTCAGCGCAGCCGCGGCCACGTTTAGCCTCACCAACCTAACAAGCGGCTACGGCACTGCTCCGCCGGCGCCACTGCAAGTCACGCAGGCATTTCCCGTCGGCTACGAATCGGGGCAATACGTGCTCGCGATCGAGGCCGCCAGCGGTCAATGGGTCAATACGCCTGACAGCGGCAAGTCGCGGGTGGACGCGCTCGATGTGGTGCCGGAGTTTCTTCATAACAAGTTTTTCTATCACGGCGTCCTGCCATTCGATGAGCAGCTCTATCAGCCGGTTTATGCGGGGGTCGGCTATGTAAATGTCGGCGGCAACAACGTCGCGCACGTGAGCCTGTTTACCGCGAAGGCGGAACAAGGTGAGCCCGGCCCGCCTGGCACCTACAACGAAGGCTACGCCATCGACATCGAATCGGGCACTCCGCCTACGATTCATTTCGATCCGACGGAGATCACGGGCCACGCACCCGGTGCCGCACTGCAAATCTTCGTCCACTTCGGCGGCTCGGCCCGCACGGACCCTCTTTGGCAGACGATTAACGGCTACGACGAAAACAAAGAGCAACTGTTCTGGCACGAGCTCGGCACATTCGAGGCCAAGACGCTGGACAACTACGACGCCGGCAAAACGCAATGGTTCGTTAGCGTCATGGGCAGTTGGAAGTGCTTCGAGATCGAGAATTATCAGGCGGCCGAATACCAGGTCTTTTGGCACAAGAACGCGGGCGACGACAAATGGCGCTGCGAGACGACCGAGTTTTACGCCGCGGCGACCGACCAGCTTCTCGCCAAGCACACGAACGATGCCTGGGAATGGTGGAACATCGGTAGCGGCATCGAAGTCGAGACCGGCGGCGGCGTTCGCTCGCTTCGGGTCAATCGAGCGCAGTACATCATTTTCGACGGCACCAACGCCATCAATGTGGACCGCACGCTGCTCGCGGCCGACCTGGCCGATGGCGTGACGATAACGGCGGCCGGCGGCGTGTTGAGTGCAACCGGCACGCAGTTCACCGCCGGCTGCGGAGTCACGATTGTTGATAATGAGATTTCCGTCAACATCGACGACCTGATGGGACCGGGTCTGACACAAGGCGAGGGCTGCCAGCTGGCGGTTGCGATTGACGATTGCACACTGATGCTCAACGCGGAGGACGAATTGGCCGTCGATCTCACGACCATCGCCGGCGACGGTCTCGGCGCAGACTTCGGCAGCCCACCGGGAAGCGCCTGCACGCTCTTCGTAAAGACCGGCTGCGGCCTGATGATCGACACGGACAATGTCGCCGTGAAATTGAAAACGGGCGGCTATCTGGCCTGCGATCCGGCCGAGGGGCTATCTGTTGATCAGGTCGCATTGGCAGCCGCCCTTGCGGACGGTGAAACAATTACGGCTGATAGCGGCGTGCTCAGCGCCGTCGGCGGTGGAGGCGGCCCGACTTACACGGCCGGCTGCGGCATCAACATCGCGTCGAACGTCATCAGCGCCGTCGTAGACAACTGCACGCTTGTCTGCGCCGGCGGCGTATTGTCTGTCGATTTGACGACGGTTGCAGGTTACGGGCTGGAAGCGGACTACTACCAAGGCGCGTGCAGCCTCAACTTGGACGACAACGGCCTGTCGCTTTCGCAGAATCAGCAATTCGGGCATGACGACGCCGGAAATCCCATCTGGAGGTCCGTTGCGGATTGGCTCAAGACGTTGCCCGGTTGGTCAACGAACGGAACGCTGGTGTTGATCGCTGACGACGGCGAAATCCGATGGGAGCAGCCAAACACTGCCTGCACGTGATCAATGAGCACACAGATATATTGGGCATGCGACGGCAGCCGGCCATTGAAACACCCAAACGGTGGAATTTGGGGCCGCGACGAATCGCTCGGCAACATCGTGTTGGCCGAAGTCGGCGACATCATTGCTTACGAAGACGAGATCAAGTGTTATCGGCCTTTTTGGTGCTGGCGAGTGCGTGGCTGGGGGCCGAACACGAGCAACGACAGCACGTATTGCAGCCGAAACTCCGAAGGGATTTTGGGAGATGAGGCGAAAGACTACACCGGGTTAATGTGCTTCGAGACGATCGGGCCTTGGGAGCTTGATCCGCCGCTGAGTTATGCGGAGTGGAGCACTGACGGGATCACTACGGCCAGCGCAGTCCGCATTCAATACCAAGACGAATGGGCCGGCGACGATTATAAAATTCGCGCCTACTTCAACATCGATCCCGGCATCTTTGGTTTTACGACTGGAGCCGTCCACTGCGACTACGAGGGAAACAGTTCCATGACGTGGAATTTTCCAACCACGATTGCAGCGGTCTTCGGCGGACCATTCTGCAATCTCGTGGTTGAGCCGCTGGACGTAACCGACCCCGATCCGCAAGACCCAAATAATCCTGCGGAATGGTCACCGTGGTGCCGTCCACAGAATGGCGCGGGAATGAACGTTGATCTTTGGTGAAATGGAACCGCAAGACAAAGAAGCGCACAGACGTAGACGGCTAGAGCAAACTGCCCAGCGGCTCGGTCAGGCAATACCGACTCCGACTCACGAGCAATGGACTCCCGACTACACCGAATCGCGTTTGCTCGGAATCGGTGTGCCGCTGGATCGGTTGGAAAAGGCTAAGCAACTCTTCGGCGACTGCCCTAAGAGCGACTGCAACGCCAGCCGCGGCTGGAAAGCGCGCGTGCGCGAATGGAGCCGCGGCCTCAATTCCACCTCAGTTCCACACTCCCGGCTCCTGCTGTGTTGGGCTTTCACGTTGATGGGAACGGTTGCGGGCGACGGAAGCTCCCGATGGCTAGTTGCCAAACAATTCTTGTTGATGGAGCTCCGTCGAGGGATCAAATATCTCTGCCTCTGCTGGGGCATCGGTCACACCAACAAGCCGAAACCCTTCGCCCGCCATATTGATCCTGTAGCCGGCACCACGTGGCTTGTCTCCTAACTGATGTAACTTCTCCCAAAGGGTCGAAATAGCCAATGCTTTGTGAAACATATTCCGTCTATGGAGCGCCCTAGAAAGCATTACGTGCGTTACGCCGAACGCGCGGCAGATTAGCGGGAGCTTCTCACTCTTCTTACTGTTCCTACCCTGATCGGCGGTGATCACGATCCAGCCCGTTTCCCTGGCAAGGGCTGGAATCCACTCGATATCCTTAACTCCGCTGCTCCCGAATTTCGTCAGCAGGTGGGCAACTTCTACCGTCGATCCGTAGAGCGCCAGTGACCTCACAAGATCGCCTTCAACGACAGGCCGGCTGAGACATTCGTCGAAAAAGAAACGGACTTCCGGTATCACGCCGCAGATGGGGGCCGAAGGTAATCGAAGTATTCAACGGCCAGTTCAACCAGATTCGGCGGCACCCCGTAAACCTCGGCGGCGCGAGTGACCGAGCCTTCAGATTGATAAGCGTCGAAAAGAGTCCGTGCCGTATATCCAACATCCTCAGCATACGGTTCGCCAAACCGTACTTCTGGGTCCATCATGATTGTGCCGTCATCAGTTTTGTAAGCTATGTACCGAGTTGCCAAACCCGACTCGTCATAGATCAGTCGTTTGGAGTATGTTTTAACTACCTCTCCGATTAGCTGATTCCCATGCTTTTTGCCCGTTAGCTGAAAGTATTGGCGTACGGCGTCTTCGGTCTTTTCGAGACAGATGTAGACCTCTTGCCTTGATGGGTCGTCGGGCGGCCCGAACAATCCAATTCGGGTGTTGTCCAGCGCAAGAGGGTACGGAACCTTAAATTCGTCGCGCGCGCGAAAATACGCTTCCCTGAGCTTGGGTAAGCTCACTCGCCGCTCTTGGCGGATGCGTCTGATTGCCAAGGCCTGTACGAAATCGAGAAAGGTGACGACTTTGTCACCGTTTTGCTCATCGAGTTCGGGCAGGATTACCTGCTCGCCGCTCCTATCGCCATAGACCCACCGACTGAGCGTTCGGGTCGGAACACGAGCATAAAGCGCCGCTTCACTGACGCTGTAGAGGCCAACTCCCAATAATGATTTCGCTGCGACCGCCATACCTGCATTTTAACAAAATTGCGAGGCCCACACAGGCTTGCGCGATGCACTGGCTCGGTCAAAGGGGCAGAAAACCCGCACAAAATGCACCGCTTGGCCCTCCTAGGCTGCTATCAGTCTACTGTAGGGTTTGATAGACTTATGCCAATCCTCTGGAGCAACCTTCAAATGGCAAAGTTAAGCGAATATGTCAAGGTCGCTGAGGCCGCGCAGGTCCTCGGCATCTCCCAGGGAACCTTACGAGCGTGGTCTGAAGCCGGGAAAATTCCGATGCACCGCAACCCGGCCAATGGCTACCGACTGTTCAAGCGAATCGATTTAGAAAGGTTTCTGCGCAAGACGGCCAAACCGGTGACGGTGCGGGCTCGGAAGGCACGGTAGATAAACCGTCGCTATTGTGCGACATGGCACAAAGGAAGTTGCCTTGGATAACATCGAACAACTTGAATCCGACCTCTGGGCAGCAGCCGACAATCTCCGTGCCAATTCCAAGCTGACTTCGTCGGAATACTGCATGCCGGTGCTGGGCGTGATCTTCTTGCGCCATGCTACCAACCGGTACGACGCAGCAGCGGCGCAGATCGCAGCAGATCAGTCGGCCGGCAAAATGCCCAAGCGGCCGCTCGTGAAAGGTGATTTTCTCAAACGTCGCGCGCTCATGTTGCCGAGGGAATCCCGCTACGACGAGCTGCTCAAGCTGCCAAAGGGCGCCAAACTCGGCTCTGGCCTGGTCAAGGCGATGGAGGCTGTCGAATACGACTTCGAGCCGCTTAAAGGTCAGCTTCCCAAAGACTATGACAAGTTCGAGAACGACCTGCTTGAAGACTTGCTTCGTGTGTTCGACAGCGAAACGCTCCGCATGGCCAGCGGCGACGTGTTCGGGCGTATCTACGAATACTTCCTCATGAAGTTCGCGATGCAGGGCGCGCAGGACAACGGCGAATTTTTCACGCCGCCCTCGCTGGTGCAAACCATCGTCAATGTGATTGAACCGGATCACGGCACGGTCTTCGATCCGGCGTGTGGCTCGGGCGGCATGTTCGTGCAATCAAGCCACTTTATCGAACGCCTGGGCAAGGACACGGCCCACCGCGTCACGTTCTTCGGCCAGGAGAAAACGGCGACGACGATCCGGCTGGCGAAGATGAATCTGGCAGTGCATGGGCTCGAAGGTGACATTCGCGAGGCCAACACCTTCTACGAGGACGCCCACAATCTCTTTGGTAAGTGCGACTTCGTGATGGCTAATCCACCGTTCAACGTCGATATGGTGGACGCCGAGAAGGTGAAGGACGACCGCCGCTTGCCGTTTGGCCTGCCTGGCGTCAATAAGGCGAAGAAGGTTTCCAACGGCAACTACCTGTGGATCTCTTACTTCTACAGCTACCTGGGCGCTAAAGGCCGGGCCGGATTCGTGATGTCGTCGCAGGCGTCGAGTGCCGGTCATGGCGAGGCCGAGGTCCGCCGCAAGATCATCGAGACGGGTGACGTCGATGTGATGATCTCGATCCGCGCGAACTTCTTTTACACCCGGACCGTGCCGTGCGAGCTGTGGCATTTCGATCGCGGCAAGCCTAATGAACGGCGTGACCTAGTGCTGATGCTCGACGCCCGAAATATCTACCGCAAAGTCACCCGCAAGATTTACGACTTCGCGCCCGAGCAGTTGGCCAATCTGACGGCCATCGTGTGGCTCTATCGCGGCGAGTCAGAGCGATTCTTGAAGCTCGTACAAAACTACCTCGATCGCACGCGCAGCGAAGCGGCGCTCATCGCCGCGCCTGCGACCGACCTGCGCACGGCGTACCAAGCGCTCGTCGATGCCACTGCGCCCGTACTCAAGTCCATCCTCTCCTCTCCTATTGGGAGCGGGGCCGGGGGTGAGGGCACCAACGGCCAACCCGTGGCGCTGCGCGAGCTCATGAAGGAGCGCAACACTGTAGCCAAAGCGTGCTTCGCGTCGCTCGATGAATGGACCGGCCGGGTCGCCAAGGACCGGAATAAACCGTGTGAGCCGAAGATCGCCGCGCTACAGAAGCGGCTCGCCGCGCTCGATTCGCTCGCGCAGGCATGTAAAGACTTGGTGAAGGACGTTGACCTTATGTGCAAGCTCGCCGGTCGTGTGATGGATGTGGCCGAGAAGGATTGCGCGGCCCGGGAACACGACGATTGGGACAGCCGCGCCATTGGTCGGCTCGCGAAAGACCTCGACACGCGGCGCAAAGCGCTGGTCGAACAGCTTAAGCAGACGGCCTACTTCGAGCGGCAGGCGCATTGGCTGTTGTCGCGATTTCCCAATGCCAAGTTCGTTGCGGTCGCCGGCCTATGCCGCGCCGTCACACTCAAGGAGATCGAAGCGGCCGACTGGAGCCTCACCCCCGGCCGCTATGTCGGCGTTGCGCCGGCCGATGTCGATGAGGACTTCGACTTCGAGCAGGCGCTCAAGGACATCCATACCGAACTGGCCGATCTGAATGAGGAAGCCGTCGTGCTTGCGGCGAAGATTCAAGAGAACTTTGAGGGGCTGGGGGTATGAAATCTGTAGCTGAAGTTCCGCTTGTCGATATTGCCGAGGGGATATTTGATGGGCCGCATGCGACGCCGCCTGAATCAGAGGACGGACCAATTTTTCTGCGGCTCGACAACATCACCCCTGAAGGGCGCCTTGACCTGACCGACTTGCGATACATAAATCAGGCCGACTTTCCGAAGTGGACTCGCCGAGTCAAACCTGAACCGGGCGATGTAGTCTTCTCCTACGAGGCCACACTTCACCGTTATGTAGAGATTCCTGAGGGTTTCCACGGATGCTTGGGACGACGACTCGCCCTGATACGTCCCAATCGAAGTAAGATCGAGCCGCGATATTTGCTGTACTACTTTCTGTCGCCTCGATGGCGTAGCGTAGCAGGGACCGCCGTTATCAATGGTGCGACCGTGGATCGAATCTCCCTGACGCTTGTCCGAAACCTGCCGGTCAGGCTTCCAGCCCTAGAGCAACAACGCCAAATTATCGATGTTCTCTCCGCCTACGACGACTTGATTGAGAACAACCGACGACGGATGGCATTGCTGGAGGAATCGGCGCGGCTATTGTACCAGGAGTGGTTCGTCCGCCTCCGCTTCCCCGGCCACGAACGTACCCGCCTCGTTGAGGGCGTGCCCGACGCCTGGGAGCGTGTGCTACTTGGGGACAGAGTAGTCCTGAACTATGGAAAAGGGCTAAAGGCAGATGAGCGGATCGACGGTCCCTTTCCGGTTTTCGGTTCAAGTGGGATCGTTGGTTTCCACGAAAGGCCTCTTGTGGCTGGTCCGGGCATCATTGTGGGCCGAAAAGGCAACGTTGGCAGCGTCCATTGGTCCAGCAAGGATTATTATCCAATCGACACGGTGTACTACATCGACGCCGATAGCAGCGATCTCTATCTCTATTACGCGCTTCGAAACATGCATTTCATCAGCACCGATGTGGCAGTGCCTGGCTTAAACCGCGACTTCGCCTATAGCCGACCGTTGCTGTTCCCGACGGACACAATGCGACGGCAATTCCTCGATGCTGTTGTGCCATTGCGACAGCAAATCGAAAACTTGGAGGCAATGAACGACAAGCTTCGCGCCGCCCGCGACCTACTATTGCCACGCCTGATGAGCGGGGAAATAGCCATTTAGTATGGAAAAGCCACAATGATAAAGCAACATAAGAGCGATCTGTTCGATTTTATGGTTTCACGGGTGCAGGACACGCAGAAGAACCACCTAGACGGCGAGCCGCAGGCGTTCGGACGCTGGTTCGCTAACCTGTTCTTTATGAGCCCGCGTGATCTGTTTGTCTCGGACGGTTGCCGGGACGGACAGATCGATCTTTTCTGTACGACAGACAATGGCAAGTCAGTGCTTCACCACGTTCTTAACACAAAGTATACGAAGCACTTCAACAAGATCGCCCCGCCCGCTTTCTACCATGAGATCAAGTCTTTCTGGCAGGTATTCGACAACCGCGAGGCGCGCCGTCCATATCTAGAAAAATCTGTGGCTGCCGAATTGCGGCCTCGATACAAGCAACTCTTCGAGCGGTATGACAACGATGCAGCGGAGTTGATGTTTGTCACCAATCACCGTTGCAACGACGGGCAGTATGAGCAAGTGCGAAACATCCCGGTCAAGATCTTTCACCTGGACGACCTGATCCAATGCCTCATCGATGATATCGATGGCGCGATGCCCCGCACGCCCGATATCAGCCTTCATAGCGTACACGCGGTCTTGTCGCCAGATAAGGCCGACACCGAAGTTGCCACATCGATCATCTTTGCCCGGCTGGTGGACTTCCTCCATTACATGGACAGCGACCCGTTCGACCTGCTGTTCAACCGCAATGTTCGCGTTGCCATCAGCTTATCTCAGTCGCCGGTGAACCAGGAGATTCGTGAAACATTCAAGACGAGTCCCAAGGAATTCGCGTTCAGCAATAACGGCATTACGATGCTGTGCGAGAAACAGCACTACGACCCAGGCCAAAAGGTTCTGACTTTGGAGAACCCGCGCGTTGTGAATGGCTCGCAAACACTCCACAGCATTCGCGACGTGCCGAATCCCTCGCCGAACGCACGTGTCATGGTGCGAGTGATCGAAATCGAGCCGCCGCGCGGCGATGCGCTCGATGAGAAATACCAGTGGCGAAAGGACATTATCAACAAGATCGCCCGACGCAGCAACCGGCAGAACCCGATCAAGGCTTGGGACTTGGCAGCGAACGATGATTTCCAACTTGAACTATTCAGGTTCTTCCGAAGCAAAGGATACTTCTATGAGCGGCGAAAAGGCGAATGGAAACAGCGCCGCAAGCAACTCAAGAATGTGAACATCCAGTATGGGAGCAACATCAAACGGCTGATGCAGCTGATCGCCAGCTATTACTGGTCGAAGCCCAAGCTGGGCCCTGTTTCTGCAAAGAAGGTTGCCGAATTGTTCGATGGCGACATCTACGACATCATCAGCGCGACGACACCGGAACTTGCCTTTCAGATCACCCTCATTAATTGGAACTTGCGGGAGTGTGAGCGCGACCTCGCCAATGAGAAGGTGTACATCGCAAAGCTGAAGGCATACGGGCAATTTGCAGTCTTTGCACTCGCCATCAGAGCGTTGCAGGTAGCGGGCGCGAAATTCGGCCATCCAAGTTTCACTGAACTACTGCAAGACCAGTGGCAGGACTGGTCGAATCGATATCGCTCGTGGAAACTCCTCACCAAGGCATGTATCGATCAAATAGTGAGGGTCTTCAAAAAGGAGGCGGCGCGTGCGACTCGCGACGGCGATGACGTTTTGACCTACGTGAACTACGTCAAGAATCAAAGTTACATGTCCGATCTGTTAGCCGCGCCACTCAGTGGCGACATAAAGCGCCACGCCCGTGCCGTGTTGAAAGCTTAATCGCATCTCATGGCCTTAACGCCCATCAACTCCGAAGACAGGCTTGTCCAGGCAACCTTCGCCGAGCACCTGGAAAACGCGCTTGGTTGGGAGAATATCTATGCCTGGAACGACGAGACGATTGGGCCGGGCGGCACACTTGGCCGCAATGACACCCGCGAGGTAGTACTGACGCGCGACCTGCGGGCAGCGCTCGTGCGCCTCAATCCAGAGCTGCCGCAGGCGCCTGTGGACGAGGCGGTCGCGAAACTCACGCAGCACGACCACACTCGGTCGCTCCTCGCGCACAACCAAGAGTTCTACAAATTCATCCGCGATGGCGTGCCGGTGAGCTATCGCGATGGCCAGGGCCAGCTGCGACATGCCCAGGCCCGCGTGATTGATTTCGCCAACGGCCGTGCGGCCGACGGCCAGCCGAACAATCGATTCCTGGCCGTGCGCGAGCTGAAGATCACTGGCCTGCGTGCGCCGAGCTATAATCGCCGGGCCGATCTGGTTTGCTTCGTCAACGGCCTGCCGCTGGTTTTTATCGAGCTCAAAGCCGTCTACCGGAACATTCGGGCCGCGTTCGATGGCAACCTGCGCGACTACCTGGACGAGAACGTCATCGCGCATGCGTTTCATCACAACGCGTTTTTGATCGTCAGCAACGGCCACCGCGCCCGCTACGGCTCGATCACCAGCCAATGGGAGCATTTCAACGAGTGGAAGCGGCAAGGCGAGAAGGACAAGGGAAGCGTCGATGCCGAGGTGCTTTTGAATGGCATGCTGGCCCACGATCGGCTGCTCGACCTCGTGGAGAATTTCATCCTGTTCGACACAAGCAAGCCGGGGGCAACTCGCAAGGTGATCGCCCGCAACCACCAGGTGCTGGGAGTGAACGCGGCGGTGGAATCGGTGCGCCATCAGGAAGAACTCAAAAAGCAATTCCCACCGGAAAAGAGGCTGGCGTATCGGGTGGTGGAAGTGCCGAAGAAGGACGCCACCGACGCCGGTTTGGAGGAGGTTGCGCCTCCCAGTGACCATGCAAAGCGACCCGATGTGCTTGAGTTGGTCGAGTCAGCCCATCCCGACTTGGGCAAGTTAGGCGTGTTCTGGCACACGCAAGGCAGCGGCAAATCCTATTCGATGGCGTTTTTTGCGGAGAAAGTGCGCCGGCAGGTGTCGGCCAAGTTCACTTTTCTTTTGATGACCGACCGCACGGACCTCGACACGCAGATTTACGGCACGTTCGTCGGTTGTGGCGTGGCCGACGAGGGCACGCCACGGGCCGCGACTGGTGAAGATCTTCAGCGGATTCTCAAGGAGAACCATCGGTTCGTATTCAGCCTGATTCACAAGTTCAACAAGGACGTGAACCCGAAGCAGCCTTACAGCACGCGTGATGACATCATCGTCATTTCCGACGAAGCGCATCGCACGCAGGCGGGTAAGCTGGCTCGCAACATGCGGCTGGCCTTGCCGAACGCTTCGTTCATCGGCTTCACCGGCACGCCGCTGTTCAAGTACGACAACCTGACGAAGCGCATCTTCGGCAGCTATGTGTCGCGATACGACTTCAAGCGCAGCGAAGAGGACGGCGCCACGGTGAAGCTGGTGTACGACAATCGCGGCGAAAAGCTGGGGATTGCCCGGCTCGACCTTAACGACCGGATTGCCGAAGCCATCGCGCGAGCGAGCCTCGACCCCGACCAGGAAGCGCAGCTCGAAAAGCTGCTGGGGAAGGATTACGAGGTGATCACGGCCGACGATCGGCTGGATAAGATCGCCGCCGACTTCGTGGAATACTGCGCCGCACGCTGGCAGTCGGGCAAGACTATGCTAGTGTGCATCGACAAGATCACATGTGCACGAATGTATCAGCGTATCATGCCGCTGTGGCAGGCCAAGCTGGCGGCCGTGCAGGCGCTGATCCCGCAGAAGGAATTGGAATTAGCGTCGCTCACCGACGAGGATCTCCGCGAGGAAAAGGAGAAAGAGTTGGCATTGCTGCTTGGCCAGGCAGCCTGGCTGGCGGAGACGATCGTCGAAATCATTATTAGCGAGGCCCAGAACGAAGTGGCGGACTTTCGGAAGTGGGGCTTTGACATCATTCCGCACCGCTCCCGCATGAAGCAGGGCTTTGAAGTGGGCGATAAGCGTATCGATGTTGAGTCCGCATTTAAGGACCCCGACCATCCGTTTCGCGTGGCGATCGTGTGTGCGATGTGGCTCACGGGCTTCGATGTGGAATGCCTTTCCACCCTCTACATCGACAAGCCAATGAAAGCCCACACGTTGATGCAGGCGATCGCGCGCGCTAACCGCGTCTACCCTGGTAAGGATTTCGGGCTCATCGTTGATTACAACGGCATGCTCAAGAGCCTGCGCGAGGCGCTCGCCCAGTACGCGCTCGGCGACGATGGGAATGGCGACGAGGAGATCGTCGCACCGATCGAGGAGCGCGTGCAGGCGCTCGCCGATGCGCTCGAGGAAACGGAAAAGCACCTGCGCGGCTTGGGTTTCGAGCCGAACCGCCTGGCCGGCACCCGGGGGTTCACCAAGATTCAGGCCATCGCCGATGGCGTCGAAGCGGTCTATATGACGGATGAAAGCAAGCGGCGGTATGAGATTCTGTCGCGTGTTGTATTTACGCGATTCAAGGCGCTTGTCATGGAGCCCGCAGCATATGCTTATGCTGAGCGCCACGACAACATCGAGGCCATCTACAAGAAGCTCCTCGAACGCCGCGATACGGCTGATGTTACCGAGGTGCTCAAAGAGCTACATCGGATCGTCAACGAAGCCATTCGAACCGCTGCTCCGGGAAGTGACCAATTGGAGTCCCGCTACTATGACCTCAGCCAGGTCGATCTGGAGAAGCTTCGCGACGAGTTCGCGAAAAAGTGTAAGCGCAAGGCTAGCGCCATGCAGGACGTTCGCCAAGTAGTCGAAGACAAGCTTGCACAGATGCTGGCCCAAAACCCCGAGCGGATGGATTTCTATAAGAGGTATTCGGAGATTATCGCCGACTATAACCGGGAAAAGGACCGCGTCACGATCGAAGAAACCTTCGCCCGACTCGTCGATCTGGCCAATAACCTCGACGCCGAGCAGCGGCGTGCGGCGGAAGAAGGATTGAATGAAGAAGAGCTGGCGATCTTCGATCTCTTGAAAAAAGAGTCGCTGTCGAAAGCGGAGCGCGAGCGCGTGAAGCAAGCGAGCCGGAGTTTATTGGCGTCAATTCAGCGGCTGATCGTTCCGTTGGAGCGGTGGACCGATAAGGAACAAACGCAGGCCGAGGTTGAGGTCTTTATTCTCGACCAAGTGTTTGCCACGTTGCCGACGCCACCTTTCACCGATGAGGAGAAGCAGGCCGTCGCAAAGCGCGTGTACCAGTACATCTGGCAACAAAGCGTGGCCCCGCAGTCCACTGCGGCCTAAAGCAGGCGTGGATTGAATCGCCGAGTTCCACCGACCAATGGGGTATGCGGTTTCGCGGCCGTCGCAAGGAACCGTATTGCTTGACCACCACCTCTACCACAATCCATCCAGAACTAGGCGCGATACTCCGATGGAACGCAACGGGTGTCTTTGACACCCGCTCGCGGCGTTTTTTGGCCTCTTTTGGCCCTTCTCAGAAATTGGCTGTAAGTGCGATTGGGCCTAGAAAAATAGTCGTTTCTGCGGTTTTTCGCACCTCGCCGAAAATGGCTCGTTTGCTTCCGAAGACCAGTGCTCTATCCAATTGAGCTACGGACGCTACGAAATTGGCCGGAAGTCATTCCCTAAGCACTTCAACATACTGCATTGGCGAATCGCTTAACAGCGGTCGGCAACCCTCCCAGAAGCCACAAATGGCATGCTTGCCGGCGGCGGCTCGTTGCCGCCTATAATTGGAGCAACGCATGATCGCAAGGCCGCCCCCAATGAGCTGTCACTTTGGCAAACCGAATCGCAAGCCGAAGCCCGGCGACTTCCGCTGTAAAGAATGCGGAGCCGTTTCGGCGAAAAAGAAACTTCTTTGCAAACCCAAGAAGGTAAAAAAGTAGCCGTTAGTCGTTAGCTGTTAGTCGTTAGTCGAGTTGTATCGCGAGCCCTACGACTTACGACTAACACCTCACACCTGACGACTAACAACGAACACCGTACTACTGCAGCCAGGTGAGCAACTGGATCACCGCCAGAACGATGACCATGAACACCACGATCCAGATCGCAAAGCGGGCGGCGTGAACTGCGATCGGGCCCATCTCTTCATGCCTTGTGGCGGCGCAAACCAGGCTAACGCTCGTCACCAGCGGCACCGCGTACCATAAGCGCAGAGGCCCAAGTACCGCCGCGAGCAACGTCCATAAGGCAGGAGCTTCAATCATTTCTTTTCACTTTGTTTGCGACGTTTTGCCGGCGGATTTCTCGTCGCCCTTCTTTTCTTCGTCGGGCGGCACGATCAGCGGACCTCCATAGGCGTCGCAAATCGCCAGCACATTCAGCAGGCCGGCGATCACCGTGAACACCGTGCCGATTTCAAAGTATTCACCCAGGTCATAGTTCCACTTAGCCAACTCGTCGGGGTGATGAACGCGGCGGCGGCGATCCGACTGATCGACGGATTGAAAACCGTCCGGCATGTCGGGCGGTGGGTTCTTATGGGGCGGGCGCATGAACCAATCGGACACGAGCGGTTTCTTGTGTTCCAGCATTCGCGCCCGCTGCACCAGCGCGGGTAGCGCGGGCAGGCCTACGCCCACCTGGCAAATGTACTGCCACCGCTCCAGGAACTGCCGCGAGAACAGCTCGCCTGTCGACGCATAGACCACGCGCCCGCCACCGATGTAGAAGCCATACACGAAAGTGCCCACGATGCACGCGAAGAACAGAATCCCCTTGCCCGTTCGGCCCTGGTAAAAATGCCCGAGTCCTGGCATCAGCCACGCCAGAAACGCCGCCAACCGCGGGTCTTTCAAGTCGATTTCCAGGTCGGTTTCATCGCTGGGCGAGTCTTTTGCCATCAACTGCTCTCCTAGGCTCGTAACACTGGCCGCTCACCATCACGCTGGCAAGAGTCATCATTCTAGAAGACGATGCTGTGAATTCCAGGTCAGTTTCCCGGCGCCTCCAGCGATTCGCCGCGGCATCGACATGCTCCTCGGTCATTCGCTCGCCGGCGAGCACAATTGCCGTCCGGTTGTGAACAAATCCTGAAACGGCTAAAATTTAGGCGTGTTTTCCTCATGCCGCGCGACGAATCGTTCAGCTACGGCCGAATCGCTGTGGCGAACCTGTTCGTCGGGCGCGCACCTGCCTTAAACAACGGACAGGGTTATCCGCCCCATCCTGTTGGCGCCTTGCTGAAAGGACTGGCCCGTGTCGACCGATTCGACCGATCCCACCCCGCCTGAAGACCCGCAAGAACAAGCCATCGCGGCCCGGCTGATCGATCTGCCCATCGAGGACGAGCTCAAGGAGAGCTACCTCACCTACGCCATGAGCGTGATCGTCAGCCGCGCGCTGCCCGACGCGCGCGACGGCCTCAAGCCCTCGCAGCGGCGGATTCTGGTCGCCATGAACGACCTGAACCTTACGCCGGGCGCGGGCCGGGTGAAATGCGCCAAAATCTCCGGCGACACCAGCGGCAACTATCATCCCCACGGCGAAAGCGTCATCTATCCCACACTCGTGCGCATGGCCCAGGACTGGAACATGCGCTACGTTTTGATCGACAAGCAGGGCAACTTCGGCTCGATCGCCGGGTTGCCGGCCGCGGCGATGCGGTACACCGAGGCCCGCCTCTCGCCCGTGGCGGCCCTGATGCTCGAAGACCTAAAGCTCGACACGGTCGACTTCGTTCCCACCTACGACGAGCGGCACCAGGAACCGACCGTCCTGCCGTCAAAGTTTCCGAACCTTCTCGTGAACGGCTCGGGCGGCATCGCGGTGGGCATGGCCACCTCCATCCCACCGCACAATCTGGGCGAAGTCTGCCGCGGCATCATCGCGCTGCTCGACAACCCAAACATCACCGTGCCGGAGCTGATGGAGTACATCCCGGGCCCCGACTTTCCTACCGGCGGCGTCATCTGCGGCAAGACGGCGATTTGGAAAGGCTACGAAACGGGCCGCAGCACGATC